GCCCGGCGGCGCCATTACCGGGCCAGAATAGGCACCCCAGCCGGCAGGGTTACCGGGACGCCCTGCACATCGTCAATGAGATTTACCACCACTATGCCAGTAACGGCATTGTAGGGAGGCGCTACTGCCTCCAGTATCCGATCAAGTGGGTAACACCGGACGACGACACCCACCCCTATTATTTCGCCGCCATGTCGCTGAACTTCGAGGCGCCAACGGTTTGCAAGGAGGTGCCAGAAACATAATGGCAAAAGCAAAAAAAGCAGAGCAGACCGCCACGGTGGTCTATGTCGGCCCGTCCATTCCAGGCGTGGCCAACCAGTTCACTTTCTACCGCGAGGGGATCCCCACCGCACTGGCGGAGGCTATCCGGGGAACCCCGGCCATGGAGGGCCTGGTGATCCCTCTGGAGCAGTTGCCGGAGGCCATGAAAATGCTGCGCGGCGGATCCGGCCAAATTTTCCGCCTGTATCGTCTGGTACAGGCAAATCATTAACGGGAGGTAAATTACTATGGCATACAAACATGGCGTGTATAACTCCGAACAGGACACCAGCCTGACCACCCCGGTGCAGGGGTCCGCCGGGTTGCAGGTCATTTTCGGAGTGGCGCCCATTCACCTGGCCAGCGACCCCACCACGGCAGCCAACACCATCAAGCTGTGTTACAGCTTCAAGGAGTGCCAGCAGGCGGTGGGCTATTCTGACGATTTCGAGAAATTCACCCTTTGCCAGTCCGTGGACGCCAGTTTCCGGGTGTTCAACGTAGCCCCCATTATCCTGATCAATGTGCTGGATCCCACCAAGGCCGCCCACATCACTGTGAACGCGGCGGAGGATTGCACGGTCACCGGGGGAGAAATTCTTTATAGCAAGGCTTATGTCATGCTCAACACCCTGGTGGTCAAGAACGGAACCGCCACCCTGGTGGCCGGCAGCGACTACGCAGCCGCACATGACGACAGCGGCAACGTGGTGATCACCCTGATCTCCAGCGCGGCCAAAGAGGCCGCCACGCTGAACGTGGCAAGCACCAGCATCAACCCCGCCGGGGTAACCCGTGAGGACATTGTGGGCGGCGTAAATGCAACCACCGGGCAGGAAACGGGCCTGGAACTGGTCCGCCAGATTTACCCCAAGCTGGGAATGGTGCCCGGAATCCTGCTGGCCCCCGGCTGGAGCCAGGACGCCGTGGTGGCGGCTGCCCTCCAGGCCAAAACAGAGGCAATCAACGGTTCTTTTGACGCGGACACATACCTGGACATTGCAGCGGACAGCACCGGCGCCACGGTCTATACCAACGCCAAGAGCGCCAAGGAAACCATGGGCGCCAGTTCTCCCCATGCGGCGGTGTTCTGGCCCATGGTGGCCGTGGGAGACAAGAAATATTACATGTCCGCCCTGGCTGCCGCGCTGACCGCCTACAACGACGCCAGCAATGCAGACGTGCCTTATGAAAGCCCGTCCAACAAGGATCTGAAAATCACGGCCACGGTGCTGAAAGACGGTACGCCGGTGGTGCTGGATCAGCAGCAGGTCAACGACGCGCTGAATGCCAACGGTATTATTTCCGCCATCAACGCCAACGGGTTCAAGCTGTGGGGCAACAACACGGCGGCCTATCCCTCCACCACGGATCCGAAAGATCGCTGGCTGGCGGTGCGCCGGTTCTTCGACTGGGACGGAAATAATTTCATTCGCACCTATTTCCAAAAGGTGGACAAGCCGGGAAACAAGCGGCTGATCCAGTCCATCGTTGACAGCCAGAACATTGTGGGCAACGGCTATGTGGCCCGTGACTATTGCGCCGGCTACCGCGTGGAGTTCAAGAGCGACGAAAACCCCGTGACCAATTTGCTGGCCGGCCATTTGACCGTCCACACCTACCTGGCGCCCTACATCCCTGCGGAGTTTATCGAAAATATCCGCGAATACGACGTGGCCGCCCTCCAGGCGGCTATGGGAGGCGAATAAACCATGAACACAATCCCCACCAAAATCAACAAGTACAACGTGTACAACGCGGGCAACCGCCTGCTGGGCATGGGCGACGAAATGACCCTGCCAGACTTCGAGGCATCCAGCGAAACCGTCACCGGTGCCGGCATCCTGGGAGAGATTGACGATCCCACCGTGGGCTATTTCACCAACCAGGAAATTGAAATCCCGTTCCGTGTCCTGGACCCGGAGGCCGTGGACATGATGGACATGACCAAGGCCGTACAGCTGGAGATCCGGGGCGCACAGCAGACCACCAACAGCGCGGGAGACATTGAATTTCGCCAGATCCGCGTGGTGGTCCGGGGGCGTTCTGCAAAACTTTCCACCGGAAAGGTCAAGGCGGGCAACCCCATGGACACCACCGTGACGCTGACCGTGCTGTATATCCTGATCGAACTGGACGGCAACCCGGTCCTTGAACTGGACAAACTCAACGAGGTTTTCAAAATCAACGGCGTGGACGTTCTGGCCGCCGTAAAGGAGATGTGCTGATATGGCCACCAAGAAAAAAGAGGAAATCATGGACGCGGCGGAGGATATGGAGGCCACGGCAGCCAACGCCACCGAGGGAACCGACGCAGACGACCAGGAGGATCAGGAAATTTCCCTGGTGCTGAAATTCAGAAAGCCCTATGTGTTCGAGGGTAAGGAATACACCGAGGTAGATCTGTCCGGCATGGAGGACGCCACGGCCAAGGACCTGGAGGCCGTAGGCCGGATTATGGAGAAAAGGACCAAGGGAACGAACCCGGCAACCATGGAAATGACCATGGATTATGCCCAGCTGCTGGCCAACCGGATCACCGGGCTGCCGCTGGAGTTCTTCAAAAACCTGCCGGCAAGGGAGGCCATGGCGCTGAAAACCACCGTCGTGGGTTTTCTCTATGGCGGGGATGGGGCCAACTAACACCCGCCGTTATTAAAAAGGCCAGTGTTGGCCTGTCCATCTATCTGCGGACGGGGCTAGATTATCTTCTGGCCCTGCCTGTGGATGAACTGAACGACATAGCCGATTCGGTCAACGACTACGCGGAGGAGGTGGCAAAGCATGGCAAAAAGTAAAACCTATGAACTGATGTTAAAAATTGGCGGAAAGGCAGACAGTTCTTTGAAAACGGCCTGCGCCGTGGCAGACAAAAACCTGTCCAGCCTGGGAACGACAGCAAAAAAGGCCGGAAAAGTGGTTGCAGGTGCCGCGCTGGCCGCCGCCACCGCAACCGGAACATTGGGAGTTGCTGCCGTAAAAGCGGCGGCAGATTATGAATCTCAATTATCTAATGTTTCCACACTGCTGACCGGAACCGAGGCCCAGGTAACCGCCCGCACAAGCGAGATCGGGGACCAGATCCTGGACGTATCAAACCGGACGGGCGTGGCAACCGCTGACCTGACCGACGGTATGTATCAGGTCATTTCCGCATTTGGAGACAGCGCGGACGCGGCCAGCATCCTGGAAACCGCCGCAAAATCGGCGGCGGCAGGCAACGCCACCACTACGGACAGCATCAACCTGCTATCTGCCGTCACAAAAGGCTATGGCGATACGTCGGCGGCGGCTGTGCAAAAAGCGGCAGATCTATCCTTTGCCACCGTGCGGCTGGGACAGACTACTTTCCCGGAATTGGCTGCCAGTTTAGGAAAGGTGATCCCGCTGACCAGCACCCTGGGCGTGGAGCAGGAACAACTTTTTGGCGCCATGTCCACCCTGACCGGTGTAACCGGAAATACGGCGGAAGTGGCCACACAGTTGAAAGCCACAATGCAAAGTTTTCTACAACCGTCCGCAAATATGGCAAAGTCCCTCAAATCCATGGGATACGAAAGCGGCCAGGCGCTGCTTGAAAGCAAAGGTTTTCAGGGAGCGCTTGACGCATTAAAGGACAGCGTGGGAGGAAATGATCTGGCTTTTGCCGGCCTGTTCTCCTCCGTGGAGGCACAGACCGCCGTACTGTCCCTGGCGGGAACCCAGGCGGACAATTTCACCAGCAAGACCGCCGAAATGTACAAAGCAACCGGCGCGGCGGATACCGCTTTCCAACGGCAGACCGACAACCTAAATTACAACATTCAGGCGATCAAAACCCTGGGTGCAAACTTTCTCATACAAGTAGGTCAAAAGGTTCTGCCGTATGTGCGGGAACTTGCGGAAAAAGCACTGCCTGTATTGCAAGAAAAGATCCCGATTATTGTTGACTACATTGCAAATAAGGCCATCCCGGCAGCTGTTCAGGCGGGGAAGTGGATAGAAAAGCATAAAACCCTATTACTTTCCCTTTCCGCCGGGGTTGTAACACTTGTGGCAGCCTTTAAGACCCTGAAAACAATCAATACAGTGGTTACAACGTTTACCTCCCTTAAAACAATAATTTCCAAAACCAGCGCGGCGGGCGGGGTAATGTCAAAAATTATGGGCCTGGGGGGCATCAAAATGGCGCTGATTGCCGGCGCTATTGCACTTGTGGCCGCCGCTTTCATCTACCTATGGAACAATAGCGAAAAATTCAGAAAAACCGTTACGGCTATCTGGGAAAAGCTGAAACCGCTGGGGACCAGTTTGGCCGCGCTTGCGGAAACAGCCTGGAATAATCTTGCCCCGGCCCTGGAGTTCGTCGGAACGGTTTTGGTAAACGGGCTAGGGAATGCTGTGCAAGTTTTGGCGCCGGTT